CCCCTTCTACATTTTCTGTTTCAGGATTTTCTGTTTCAGTTTCTTTTACAGGAACTTCTACAGGTTGAGCCTCACCATTGTCGTCAACGACTTTGACTTCTGATAAATCGAATTCTTCTTCCATAATTGTTTGTGTTTTGTTTTAATTTATTTATTGCTGTTGAGGCATTCCTCCAGGTACTGGTGCTTCTTCTGGTTGCTCCTGCATACCCGCCATAAAAGCCTCTTTTGTTGGTAAATTGTCCATTAAACTTCTTTCGCTTGAACCTTGTTCTCTCATACCCGCTAACTCTAATTCAAACTGATATTTCTCTTTTTGCAGTTGAGACTGTAGTTCCGCTTTTAGTTTCTCCATCTGCATTTTAGCCTGCATTTCCATTTGCAAAGTTTGTTGCTTAGACTGTTCAGCAGATTGAGCAGATTGCATTTGAATCTGTCCGTTTTTCTCTTGCTGCTCCATTGCTTGCTGTTGAGCCTCTTCTCGCTTCTTTTTAATACGATATGCTAAAACTTGTTGAGCCTGTTTTAAATTTGTTATTTGCTCAATAAACACCGCATCTTCAAAGTCAACTTGACCTTGTGCAACACTTGCCTGTAATATCTGCATAAGTCTGGCTTTTTGTTCTTCTGTAGGCCTATCCTCTATCTTTACACCAAACTCATGTTTAGAGACAGTTTCGGTCATTTTGAAAAACTCCATTGTGTTTTTACCTAAAGATCTTATATAGCCTTCTATAGGTCTTTTCTTTACTGAATCTTGCAGCCTAACTATAACCGCTGAGGCAAGTCTTTCTAACAATCTTCTTTCTCCTTGTTCTATATGTGCCAATGCATTATTAGTTGCTTGGGCAGCCAATTTAGCAGTAGTTGTCAATGATCTTGCGTCTGGAGTAGATCCATCTGTAAACTCATTTAAACCTGTTATCTGCCTAATCATTTCAATATTATTTTGAATGACCTGGTAGTAAGTCATAGCGTCTCGACCTAGTCCGTTTTCTAATTCTTCAATAGGCTTATAATTGGTTGGTTTACCTCCTATATCGTTTTTTCTATATACAAGGGTACCTGTCTTATTGAATAAATCGATAACATCCATAGGCTTCATTTGCTGACCTCCTGCTCCTAGTGGGATATCCTCTAAGGCACCAAGTTCAATCATAATACCTTTTGGACGTGCTTGGTTTATTGTGTTTTGTAGCCTATACCATGATATTTGTATTTGATCAGCAATTGGAATTAATTGTTCCATTATGCCTAATGGCTTCATGTTATGAAAATCTGGAGCAAACAAATGGTAAGATAAATCTGTATCCATTAAATTTGATTTAACTCTCTTCATATCAGAACATAAACCGTAATCAAAACAATACTCAGAATCAACTATCCAAGATATTTTATATACTGTTTTAAAGGATGATCTGATAAATTTCTTTTTTTTCTTGTTATAACTATTATAACCTGCTCTACCAAACCTCTTGTTACCTCTTCTATCTGTTCTAGACTCATGAACCATTTGGTCTACTGAGAAAAATTCTATATCTAAAACTAATATTTTTCTGTCATCATAATGCTTGTAATGTTTCTTGTTACTTGGAAACATTTTAGTGTCTCCTTGTCTACCAGAAAACCTGTCTGCAATATCTTGATATTCTTTTTCGTTAAATTGATTTCCCGCTCTTTGCTTTAAATCTGAAATAGACATCTCAGTAATTTCTCCAACATGTATTTTATCAGTAAAATCTCTTTTATTACAATGTGATACTAATAACTTGCCTGGATTTATTACTCTTATTTTAACTGCTCCGTTACTATCTATATATTCTTTGTAACCCGCTACACCAAAATCAAACAAACACTCATTTATTTGCTTACGCTTTTCTTCCATATCATTTGTATGAAAGATGAGGTCAATTCCTTGCTCCATTTCAATTGACGCATTATGCTTATATGTGTAGGCCATATGCATATCTAACTCCTCATCATTGCGAGGCTCCTTAGGTTTGGCCTTTAAAGCACTAAAGTTTTCCATGCCAGGCATGGTTTTAGCAGCCATGTTTCTCAAATCCATTTTAGCCTTTGTATTTTTATAATACATTTCTATATCAGACTGAGCCAATGAATCTATTGGTGTGGCTGTAATATTATATTCTGTTTTACTAAGTTTTCCTAATGCAATTCGTCTAAATTTTGGAACTATTGGTAAAACAGTCCAGTCTATAGCAAACCAACTTTCGTTATCCGCTTCATCAACATTTAACAATGATTTATATTTGTTAATAGATTGATTTCCTTGTGCGTAGTCTTTTACCTTAGCATATGTACCTCTATTATTATGAAATGATTGGGTTCCATGTTGTGTATAATCTGACCACGCTGCTTTAGCGTATGACAAACACCAATCCTTACCCTTTTGAGAAGGGTCAATATTATGGTTTGGATAGTTTGCTTTTTCTGTGTGTTTTATCATCCTACCTTAAACTTTTTAAACATATTTTTTGCTTCTACTAAATTTCCTTTTGTCAGGTAATTTTTTAAAAGTATATTTTTATCTGCTATAAGTGTATATCCTGCTGCCATTGCCGCATCAAATTTTGTTGTTTTACTTATATCAAATTCTAACCAGTCTTTTAACAGTTCTGGAAAGCAAACCTTATCTACATTTGTTTCTATATAGTCTTCAGTTACTTCTGCAATTTGCTGATGTGTCTTCACAGATCCACTCATCCCAGGTTTAGCACTACCAGGTAAATACATTAAGAAGGCAGAATAACCCCGATCTTCAAAATAATTTTTTATACCTATTTTGTTATCTTCAAAAAGAAGATCACATGAATAATAGTGACAGCACTTTAAAACATCTTCGTAAAATTGTCTTGCGGTACTTGGTCGGTAAATATATTCAACTATGAATGAACTGTCATAAAAATTTGATACTGAGTTGTGTTTCTTGTATACATAGAACGCTCCGTTAGACCTTCTTTGGTCTACAGTACTGTCATGATCATATGGGTCACACCCCATTGTAAACTCACCTTTTTTTGTTGGATAATAATTTTTACCCCTTTTTATAACATTATTAGCATCCTTAAAATCATCAAACAAATATGATACCTTAAATCTTCCGTTTGACATTGGCTTAAATTCTACATGACCTGTTTCTCTGTCACCTACCCATTCAAAATTACCCTGTGTATATAAATTTTCATTCCAGGATACACGATCTATTTGATCGTTTAATTTCATTGCGTTAAATAAAGATCTCTCTCCATCTATTCTAAAAGCCTCTTCAATAGTGAACGGATTCCTCCTAATAATACTAGACATAGCACGATCATCATTGACAAGATTTGCACGTTCAGCCAGATAATACTCCTTAGCACGTTGCTCATCTGCATGACCATACTTGTCAAAGTATAAGGTTTTGTATGCGGGAGTAAAGAATCGAAATAATCCACTGGGAGTTCTACCATGTACATTTCTATCCTCCTGATTACTAGAGTTCCATAACCTTTTAAACTGCTCACCACCTGATTCCATTTCCTCAACAGTGGTTGTGTAAAGTAGTTTTCCAATGTACGAGCCATCCAGTTCCGAACAGAAACGTACAACATTGTGCCTTTCCCAGACATCCACTTCCATAGTTTTTCCAACCTCGTCACCAAGGTATCTGTGTAATTTTGTTCCATCATATGCATATTTATCTGAACTCTTCCAATCTATTTGTGATTCAAGTTCTGGTTTTCCTAAGTCCTCAAGCGACTTTCGCCCACGCTTAGTTGTTCTATAAAATCTTAATTCTGAAGTTGGGGTGACCCCTTTTGACTGATCGTAAACAGGTCTAAAAAAATCTGGTAGTTTTTTAAAAGGCCCCACAATTGACTTAGCAAAAACATTGTTTTTAGCATCACTTGCAGTTTTAGACTGTATACCACCATTTTTGTTTTTTGACCTTGATATTAAATCAAACATAAAAACACCCGCTCTTACTGTTTTTCCCTGTCTACGTTTTGTCAATTCTATCATGCCTAAACACTCAGGGTTATCTATACATGATTGTAAAAAATAAAAATATTCTTGATCAACTTTTCTAAAATTTGGATAGCCTATGTCTATTTTCCACCAATTTAAAAACAAATAATGCATACCAGTAAGGTATTCTGCTGTTCCATTATTCATGAACCATACACCATTTAACCTTCTATCCCATTCTTGTGATCTAAAATTTTCTAACTCTACATCAAAGTAATCTTTATCCTCTGCTTGCCTGGCTAATTCTTCTTTTCTTTTATAATCATAATTTTCGGGTAACTCAGTTCTAACCCAAACTTGATCTGCTTTTTTAGAAGAACTAGTTATTATAGGCCTTTTTTCTATTTCCTTACTTATTATATTATAAACCTTACCTTTTGGCGGCAACGTAAATTCTACTCCTTGAATATTTACTGTCATAAATTTGCGATAAATTCTGGTGTAAGTCTTTTATCTGCCTTTATTGTCTTTAACAACTCCTGATCTTCTCCGTACAGTTTCATGTAGTATGAATCTAATCTATCGTTTATAGTGTTTAAGTCATCCATAATTTTTGACTTAATTTGCAACGCTTGTAATATATCTTTATCACGATCTCCTTCAACAGGGCTTAATAGTTTTTTTTGATATTCAAAAAATGTTTGTTCATTTGAAACAATCATAGACCATATTCTATTATTTTGTTTTCTTAAGAACTCATCTACCATTTCAACTACTTTAGATGACTGGAAAAAAAACATATCATGTAAAATCTCATTATCTTTTACAAGATTATATCCAGATAAAACAGCGGCTTGTTCCTTTCTTATTTTAAGATCTGGAAACTGTTCTTTCATTGGTGTATTTTGATCATACATATAAAGAACATATGTAATCATTTGATCATCAGCAGATTGAAAACTACTAAACATTTTCATTTTAGGATACTTTTTCTTTAATGATCCTTTCACCTTAAATGGATTAAATATCATTTTATTAAAGTCCTCTTTATTGAAGATCTCGGTTAAAGACATATTGTTGGTTTTTGGTAAAAATATAACTAATCAATCATGTAGTTGTCAAAATTCTTATTCGACTTTTATGACAGTAGATTGGGTATTAAATTATTAGGCCTCATATAGCAACATCTTTTATATTTACCCTTTAATTTATTGTTATGGCACTATATCAAGGTAAGAGCGTGACGCTCAATAAGGTAATGAAGTCAGAACGAGCAGCAAAGAAAAGTAAGGTGTATGTGAAGAAGCCTAACGGAAAAGTTACTGTCGTTCACTTTGGGGATCCTAACATGAAAATTAAAAAAAATATCCCTAGTAGAAGAAAATCTTTTAGGGCTAGACATAAATGTGATAATCCAGGCCCAAGATGGAAAGCAAGATATTGGGCATGTAAAACTTGGTAACCCCATGATGACAATGCAAGACTTAAAATTATACCTTATTAACGCAGGGACGTTTACTATCTCTATGACACAAATCGATACAGTACTTAAAATATCACTTTTGGTAATCTCAATTGGATACACCGCACAGCGTTGGTATTATTTAAGACAAGAAAATAAAGATAAAGACAATGGATAAAATTGAAAAACTTAGATTAAAAGTTGAATATTACAAAAAAGCAGGAAAGCATCAACAAGCATATAATCTTGAAAAAAAGATAAAGCAATTGATGGCTAAGGCTGAATACAAAGAAAAAAGAGGTAAAACTGGTATTGGCAAAATAATCAAAAAAGTTAAAGACAAAGTTGTCGATACTGCTGAGAAGGTAAAAGATGAACTTCCTGAAGTAACAGTTAAGATTAAGAAGAAGAATAAAAAGAAATAATAATGGCAGGTAGAGATTACAAAGCGGAATATAAAAAGTTTCAGTCTTCTCCTGCTATGATAAAATATAGAGCACTTCTAAATAAGTACAACCGTAAGAGAGGCACATATGGAAATGGTGATGGTTTAGATGCATCTCATAGAGACGGTAGAATAGTTGGACTTGAAGACGAATCCGTTAATAGAGGTAGAAAAGAAAAAAGTAGACTAAAAAAAATTAAAAAAGCATAACTATGGCATATTCAAAAATCAAAAAAATGTGTAAGTGTGGAAAGCCTTACAGTAAGTGTAAAAAGTGTAATAAGTAAGTTATGGCACTAGAAACACCAGATGGTACAAAAACACATAAAAAAATTAGGAAGAAAAAACGACTAGACAAACGTAATGCTACTGCTAAAAAACGTGCGGAAAGATTAAAAATTAAAAATGATCCTGAAAAGCCATCTAGCACATACAATACATCTACATTAGATCCTAACTCAAGTGTAAACTACAATGCCATGAATGAGGCAATGTTTAAATAAATACTATGGAAGACGAAGAAATCATTGACCCAAGGCAACAGGCCATAAATGCAAAAAAAGAAAAACTCAAGGCTCTTTTACAAAAAAGAAAAAAGGCTACTGCAAATAGAGAAACTGCTTTATCAGAAAGAGAAAAGGTTGCTCTAGAAAGAAAGGAACTTTTAAAAAAGAAAAGGGCTGAAAGAGAGCAAGAAATAGCAAACTTCAAGGCTAAAAGAAATGCTGAAATTCAAGCAAAAAAAGACGAAAGACTTGCTGAAATTCAAAAAAAGAAAGATTTTGATGCAGAAGGTAAACAACTTGCTTCTGATTTTGATAAAGAAGAAGCGATTAGAAGAGCGGCAGCGATTCAGAAAAAAGCCGAAGATGATAATTATGACTGGAATTATATAGGTGGTGATGAAAATACCGCTAACAAAAGACAGAGAACCGAAATTATTGAAGGTGAAAAAGAAGTAGAAAGAATAATTAAGGGGACTAAAGAAATCAATACATTTAAACCAACTGGTAATACAGATGAAGATGTATATAACGCAGACCCTAGTTTAAAAAAGAAGTACCCAACCTTAGAAAAGTTTAGGATTGCTGCACAAAAATATCGTGATGATCAAGTTAAAACTGTAGAGACAGAGCAAAAAGTCATTGAAAAAGTTCCTACTAGAGAAGAAAAGGTTATTACTCAAACTAGAGAGGATTGGATTAAGAAACAACATTGGGCTGAAGGGTTACCTAAAGGTTTAGTTTCTTCACTAGCACTTAGTATGAGAAAAAGAGGTAATGACATGACTCCTAAAGAATTATATGACATATTCAAATCACAAACATCTGAAAAAGAATCTGCTGCATGGGCTAGAAAAAATGGATTTGGTTATCTATTAGGTGGTAGAGGTGGTAGAGGATCATCTACAACAAGTGGTAAAACAAACTTTAATTAATGGCTACAGATTTAAAACAACAAGTAGAAGAATTAGAAGTCTTAAAATCTATGACTTCTGATTTTGGAGAGCAAATGGAAATTGCTGACAAGATTCATAATTTGAACATGAAAATTAATGGAGTTAAGCCAACAGATTCGTATATTGAGTGTGTTGGATGTGGCTCATAAATAATTAACTATGGGTAAAATGCTAAAAAGAGCAGATGGTAGTTATTCTCCAAGAGGTTTGTGGGATAATATTAGAGCCGCAAGAAAAAAAGGAGGTAAGAAAAATAAGCCTTCTAAAGAAATGATCAAACAAATTAAAAAAATCAAAAAAGAAGAATAATATGTCAGCAGGAGAGAATCAACCATTTATACTTAGTGATCAGAATGCAGTAGATGTACTTGCGATAAGAAAGGTTGAACTCTTACTTGATGTATTAGCAGCATTAGATAATGCTAACTCACCAGATCTTTATGGTGTTAAGATGTCTGTTGTAGACAAAATTGAAAGAGCAATACAAAGTCTATAACTTATTATCCCAATGAATTTGAAGCAACTTTATCGCAGGGTGGTATGGAGTATCTATCTTCATTTGTAAGATATATTCTGCCAGTAATTTTTTTGGTAGGTTAACTGCCTTTAAGTGATTCGTGAATTTCTTTAACTCTTTCATAGTGCATTATTTTTAGCATGTTCTTAAATTTCTTTTTATCTCCGAAATATGAGTGACATTCCCTGCACAGTGCTTGTAAGTTTTCGGGGGTATCCTTTTCATTAGATCCTCCCATTCCCCTGGGTTCTATATGGTGTATATCAACCGCAGTATTATTACATACTTCACATCCAATCCAATCTCCTGGTTCATACAGAAATGACTCGTGATATAATTTAACATGTTTCTTCATTTCGGGGCGATATTTTCGCTACTCGTTTTTAAAAATTTTTATTTGGGGGTAGTTTGATCGGGGGTGTCATATCTGAACTTACGTTTATCAACCTTAAACTCATAATACTTGTTACGTTCGTTTATAGTAACCACATTCCAATCCTTTATATCACTCTTTTTGAAATTAAGTAATACATACCTTTGACCTGAAAGAAATAAAACAAACAACACATAGTCTACATCCAATTTCTCAATAGTAAACATATTAACCTTAAGAGATCTCTCACAACCCTTAACATCAATCTTTTGATCATTAACTATTAGATCTGCATCACTAACTCCTTTTTCCTTTACAAAGGCTGAGGTAGTATAATTAACACCTTTTAAATCAAAATGGTGTCTAACTAACAGTTCCGCTAATATTCCCTTAAAATCTGTGTAAAATTCGTTGTCAACTGGCTCATCAAACAATATTGGATGTTTGTATAAATAACTTCTAGATTTCCAGTATAATTTTTTGTAGTGGTCTCGGTTAGCCATCACACGAGTATCTACATATAACTTCGCATGTTCAAATATACATTTTGGTATGTTATATGGCCCTTCCAATAATTTGTCCAAGTAAGTCTTGTTGTTTCATTACATAATATTCGACTCCTTCGATTTTGTTGAGAAAAGAATTTCTTTCATGAAACCTTACTAAATCCCCGCTATTCAAACCTAATTCATCTTCTCCTTTTAATGGCTCACCAATATGCCTTACATAACCCTCAGTCTCACTCTTCTTTGGCACACCAACATAAATAGACCCAATTTTATCTTCAATCATAAATGGCTCTATCAAAACGTGATTGGAAATAGCAGTAAGATTCCCGCCTCTTACATAACAGAAGCATTCTTCTAAATCGACAAGGTAAACGTCCCTTTCGCCTGTTACTAAATTTTCCTTATCTACTGTGAGATAATTAAAATAGACTAGATCGCCTATAAGTAACTCCTTCTTTATCCATTCGCCTCTGGTATTTTTACACCACTCTCCTCTAGGCAAAGCCACGACCTCTCCACATATTGTAACGTGATGCTCTGGATTCCAGGTAACGTCCATAAATAGTTTTTCCCCAGTAGAAAACTCTACCTCGTCATTGTATTTTTTAGAAACCTTAACCGCTATTTTTTGACCAATCATTTCCATCGGTTACAATTTATGCAATTTGAACGGTTGTTCAATTAAGATGCATTAACAAGTTTTTAACAATAATATTAAGAGTTGGACATTATGGCTATCCTGGCTAGACAGATTGGCTACCTATCTATATATAGTATAATATATATAATATATATATAATATATAATACACTAGTATATTAAATTAAACTAATATAATACATGTTTTAGTCACCCCGAATTCTTTTCAGACGTTTTAAGATAGGTTAAAAAATGGACTGGCATAAGTATACTAAAAATTAAAAAAAGTTTCTTAGATTTGCTCAGAACGTCATTGTAGATGTTTTTATGTGGCAACACCTAGTATATGGGGGTGAGTGGGCAAAAGGGAGACTGGAAATGAGGAACTGGGTACCCTGGCAAAACGAGATCAAATGGCCGAAACAGTCCACCTAGGACTCAGACATACCCACCCATACCACCTGGTAACCAGTATGTTACACATTTTGCTACTGGTTCTGTAAGCCAGGAGTGTATTTTTCCCTGGCATTTGATCCAAAAGGGAAACGCTGCGACACCTGGGCCAAAAAAAATGGCTGTCGGTTTGTTAACGATGCAATGCCTTGAAGATTTTGAGTACTAACAATTAAAACTAAATAACGATGAATGAACAAGACGAAAATTTAAGACAAGGAAGGAGCCAACAACAATACGAAGACTCATTCAAGATATTGGAAAAGGTAGGTGATATTGGCCTGGTGATTTTTGCTATTTACATGTTGATACGTCCATGGTTGTAGCGAAGAAATTAGTAGAGTTATTTAGTCATCATCATAGCGTGAGTAAATACATCCGCAGCCTGGATGAGGACATACAACATAGAACGGTTATGATCTTTTTAGCATGTGCTATACGAGAGAGTGAGAATAAACAATCGTTCAGTTATTATACTATGCCAGAAGTTATATCTATTTGTGAACGTATGGGATGGTTAGCCAATAGATCTAATCAGACACCAATCTACAGGGAACATAAGAAGTTACTCGCATTAGGGTTTGTTGATAGGTTAACCAAGAAGAAGAGTTTTAAAGGTCAACAGTTTTGTGTTACCGTATATGGACGTATACAGTTAAGACGTATCTATAACTATCTTATTAGGGATCTTTATATTCCCTTACAGTAATTTGATAAGGTCACCCCAAAATGATCTGATAAGAAAACCCCAAAACCTTTACACGTTACGGACAATATGTAAAGCAAAATGCCTGGTAGTTCAATTGGATAGAACAACAGACTTCTAATCTGTCGGTTGAGGGTTCGAATCCCTCCCAGGTAACCAAAATACCCCCCAAATACCCCCCGCTCGGACGATCGTCCAAAACTTTTTTTAAATTTTTTTTCCTAGGTTTTACAGGTTACGACAGCCGAAATGACGATTTTTTTTTAATTCACATTTGGATGTTAACAAAATAATTCTATATATTTGTACCATCGTTCAAACATTATTAATTAAAACTGAAAATCATGAGAGTACAAATTTCAACTACAGCAACACAAACAGTAAAGTCTAACACTTCAAGACTTTCTTTCCTAAACATCGAAGACATCAAATTTCAAATGTCTGTTTTAAAACTAGGAATTGCTTACCACGACACAATGTCTTTTAACGCTAGATCAAATAAGGTTTATGACTTTCACACTTCTAAGCGTGATCTATACATGTCTGTTCATGGATGGTTACAAATGACAGATGTTTACCAGGAATCATTAACCTTAAACCAATAAGCCATGATCTTAATAGCACTAGCAATACCAATCGCATTATTTGCAACCTTCATGAGAAGTAACAATTACTAATAACTAATTAATTTAAACTAAAATAAAAATGACAAATTCAAACTATTTCACAGCCTTCAACAGATTCGATAGACAAACAACATTTAACCCAATGATGATGTCTTTCATCCAAACTACGATCAACAAAATAAGTAACGGAGGCTTCAGAGCAAGTGACCTGGTAAATTCTCTTTACGGTATCTATGACGGTTACTACTACACAAATTTAAGATCAGAGGCCAATCGTCTATACTCACACGATATTATGATCCTTCGAGATCTACATGCAATTGCAGACACCTTGGACTCGATAATTGCGAGAGCATAAGATTACTGATGAGCCTGTGAGATCCAGGCGAAACATCCTTCGGGATGTCTAATCGAAAATTAATTTAAACTAAAACCGATGTTAACATTAAGAAAATTCTACCAGGAAAATTACCCAACAGATGATATGGGATCTAAAATCAACTTAACAACTTTTGTATGCTTAATGGATTGCTTACATAGAGGAGGTAACGTGTACATCATCATTGGTGTAGAAGACAGTCTAATTAGAGAGAGATTATTTCAACACCTTGCCGACATGTTAGGCACCAACTACAACTATGTTTACAATTTATGGATGCAGGTAGATAAAGAATTATACCAGGCAATCTGATGAGATCTTTATGATCGAAACGCTGCGAAGCGTCATTGTCAAATAATTTAAAATAAATAAAATGTCAAAATCAAAATTAAAATTAGTACTAATCGCAACAGTAGTTGGAATAGCAATTACTTTCTTAGGAATAGCATTGCTATCCGCTATGGATCTTATTGAGAGACAATCTGATCTAATGAACCTTACAAACTTTAATTAATTAATAAATAATCTAAACTGAAAATCATGTTAAACAAAATTCAATCAATCGTAATCAATAGCCTTTTAGGATCTTTATTCACACTATGGGCACTAACATTTACAATGCTAGTCTTTCACCTGGTAACAGAAGGTGTAGATCCTAACGCAAGTTTTGGATACCTGGGATAAACAAACTGATGAGCCTGTGAGATCCAGGCGAAACGCTCTGCGGAGCGTCTTTGTATAACTAAAAAAACTATTACAATGCAAACTGAAATTCAAAAATTACAAGCGATCATGAAATTACAAAACGCTCTTAACAGTCATGATTGGCATTATCAAAGATCTGAGGATCCTGGAGTATATCGAAGAGGTACAGCACAGCGTAACGAGTTAAACATTCTTATGACTGCTATAGGTAATAAAGATCTTGCTCTCTCTCTATACAATAAGGCATGTCCTTGGGTTGAGAATGAAGAGGAGGTCACCCCAAATCGTTACAGCCTAGAAGAACAGGCCCAGGAATTACTTGATGCAGGAGACTCACACGATGCTGCCGAAGGTAAAGGAATGATGAGAGTAATTGACGAGATTATGAGCATCATTGATTTGGATGAACCAAAGGATGAATTGTTAGACATGATCTACTTCACTTTAAAATACAATTCATAATGGCTGTAATAACATCAAAAAAACTAGCAGAAATCCAGGATCAAATTATAGATCTTGGTTGGGAGGCCCAAAGAATGTCATCCTCAGGACTAGAAACGTACAACAAACTTTGCAAAACATTTAAAATAGAACCAATAAAAATCACATATAATGAAGACTCGTTTTAATATTATCAGACAAAAAGTAACTACAAGAGGCGGAGGTATAGAGATCTGCCTAGAAAACCAAGGTTACCCAGGAGAAAAAATGACAGCCTACCAAAACTATTTAGGAGGCGGGATACTAGGAAGGATCGGAAACGATTGTACTATAACAGATTGGCAGCAGGATGATTTCCTGGTAGATCTTGCAGACAGTTTAGCAAAGATCATGCACAGGATGACAGCACCAATTTATTTACAAGGTGAAGAACTAGAGCAAACATTTGAACAAAATCAATCTATGCCAATAAGTGCATACTAAAATTTAAACTATGGCTATAACTAATGAAATATTCGAACACTACAGATCTCAACAGAGAAAGGTAGCAAAAGCAAAAGATCTTTTAAAAGATGAAGGGTATATAGTTTACCTGAAACCTACAAAAAAGAAAAAGCAAACTGATGAGCCTGTGTAACTCAGGCGAAACGAGGGAGAAATGTTTTGAACGACTCCATGATTTTTGGCTCCCTCGTCTTTGTATAATAATAAAAACTGAAACAATGAAAAAAAATTTTTGTGATTGCTGCGAGCAAGAGATAGATCAAGATCTAGATTTTTATCAATACGACCGTAACGATGAGATCCTATGTGAAGAATGCTATTACGAGGCTTTTAATCGCTCTACTGTAATTCAGACATGGTCACCCCAAGATCAGGAGACAAAAAAATATTATTACCCGCATGAAATAGGGAAGGCATTCAATACATACTACGAAGAAATTTATTCTGATGATGATGAGGATCACCAACCTGTAAAAGATTGCAAATGGGTAAATTCAAATGCATGGAGAGGTTATATGGACGTTGAATTCAAGGAAGGATGGAAAGATATAGAAAGCGGATGGACTACAGGATATTGGGAAGATGTTTCCTGGAAGCATAAGTTTAACGATTTAGTCCATGAAATTATAGGAGAAAACTCTGAATGCCCTGTAGCAGTATCAATCGTATCAAGTATAACAAGCAATGTATTTTCTCAGGCCACTTCTATTTTAGTAAGATCTAAAGACGAAGAAACATTTTTAGATTGGCTTGAAAACGAATATGGAATGACAAGAGAACAATTAAAAACATCACTAAAATAATGGAAAAACAAGAAGTATTTTACAGCATAACCAAAGCGGTTATCTACGGACAATTAATGTTAGAGGCATTTGATGATCTTAAAGACACAAAGATTTTTAAACACTCATTAAAACATAAAGTAAAGCAGGCAGAACTTGAATTGGAAAAGGAGATTGAGAAGTACGTCAACAAGTTTGCTGAGAATGATGAGGAGTTTTTTATGAATATTCAAAATCATATTGATGCCTTGGTAACAAAACTATCTACCCTTGGAGTAGAGGAAATTCCTTTAGTTAATAAGATCATAGATGAATACCTCAACGATAAGGATCATTGGAAAGATAATCTAGTATTACAATTTAAAAAATTAAACGATTAATTATGTCAAGCAATATAAAAATGGGAAAGTTTTTGGAGAGAAACATTTTAGATACCATCTCCAGGAAATATAAATACGAACCGAACAGATCTTTAATCTATCTAAACGAAGTTGAAAAGCAATTAGAACAGGTCAAAGAACTAGTCTTAGAAACTAAAGGCTATATGGATAATGTTATATCTATAAGAGAGAAACAAGACTTAAGAAATCAAGAGAACTTTAACTTTAAAAAATAATTTATCATGTCATTTAGAAAAGCCGATCAAGAATTAAAAGAACAATTAAGATTGTTATACCCTGGAGCAAGCGAAGACTTTATATCTACCTTATTCCATAACATAAGAGGTAAACAGGATTTATTTGGTCACCCCCAGGTGAACGATGATTCAATTTCGGATATAAATTATTTTGGTATGTCAGACTAAATTGTTAATTTAGCCCTGTCAGACGATAATTTACACTGAAAAAAAAAACTACTATTATGAACGAACGTAAAATAAAAGAGTTGCAAAAGCAATTCAATTACCAAGAGATTCAAGACCTCATCAATTCAGGAGAGGCATGGAAAATAGGTGGAGAAACCACAAAAAAGTGTAAGAAAGCATTACGAAGCGGGGCATGTCACCTACCATACCATTCAATTAAGATAAATATTTTTGTAACAGTACCCTCCAGGTACCAAGTATCATCCAATGAATATGGATCTATGCACAGATCTAAAGAATTTTGGAATGATCCCTGGAATATTTCGCAAGAGATAGGAAAAAGTGTATTACAAAACGCATAAAACAAAACCCTTTTAAAACCAACAAACAATGACGTTATTAGAAAACGATATCAGCACGATTGTAAAAGTAATAAGACAAGTTACAAATGCAGACCCACTAGCAAAGGATAGATACAGGCATAATGTAGATGCCAGGTTTATGTTATTCAAAATTTGCAGGGAGTTTTTAAACCTTACATTTATGAGAATAGGCAGGCTAGTAGGTAAAGATCACGCTACCGTTCTATATGGATGCAGACAATTTGATAGCCTTATAGCAACAGATCGAGAATTTAGAACTAATTATGAGGCTGTAGTTACTTTAATGGACAGCGTAGAACTGCAAAGCAAAATAGATTCTACTGAATTCTTAAGTGATTATGTAACTATGAAAGGAAAATATGAAGATCTAAAAACTAACCACGATAAAATATTAAAAGAATTTGTAAAAGGAAGTGACGCTGTAATGATCGCAATGTTCTACACCATAAGTAATTCTGTTATCAAAGCAATAATAGAAGATCAAGGATGTTCTAAACATTTAAACCAAACTTTACAGCAGGTACTTGCAACAAAAGAAATATATAATTAAATTTAAACATAATGCAAACTACAAATATCAAACTGAAAACTAAACGCAATCGTACACATAGTGTATTGAAGGCTAAAGCACACAAACTTTTACAGATACCTTGTGTGCCCACTACAGAAGTGTGTGAATATATCTATGGCTCTAAAACCAAAAAGAGCACGCTTAATCAAAAGAAAACAGGTCAATCTCCACTATTATTTGAGGAGTCATGTCGTATAATTGAATACTATGGCAGGCTATCTGAAAACATAGATGAGATTATAAACAGTTAAACGATGGTTCAAGTCCCCTAGGGACTGCAACCTAATGCCTCATACGTTCGGTATGGGGCGAATTCGAAAACTGAAAAAACAGCCTGATTTGTTCAACATTAAATCACACTTCGATGAAGAAGAATACATTTTTATATTTACTTACAGACATAATAGATCTCCTGGAAAAAGGTGAGATACTTAATTACGGTAAAAGGTTTTCACCTTTAACTATAAGAGCATATAAACAATTGCTTAGTGGCATGAAGCGTTATAACTATAACTTTAATATAGAGGAGTTAGATTGTAATAACGTAAGCAGCAGAAAGGATAGGCTTAAGGTCACCCGAAAATTACAGAGCCATGTTAACGGTTATTTAAATTTAATGCTCGATGACTGTAAACACCCTAACACCAGGAAAACACATCTTAAAAACATAAGAGCAACGCTAATGAAAGCAGAGTCTTATTATGGTTATTTGTTTCCTAAACTACAGTCAATGAGAGAGTTACAAACAGAAGTTATTGCTCTTACACCTGATCAAGTAGATATGATCCACAATAACCACCCAGGAGAGGAACTAGAAAACATATGGTATTACACAAGACTGATGCTTTACTCTTGCATGAGGATCTCAGATCTTACAAACTTTCAGGCCACAAGTGATGGCAATGTTGTTACGATCATTACTAAAAAAGGAATGGGATCGTTGTCTACTTTTTATTTGCCTGATGATGTGAATAGTTATATCGCAAAGAATGGTACGTTTTCCTGGACACTAAAAACATTTAGGAGAGGGCTAGAAGAACTTCTTAAATTTTATCCTGAGTTTATGCAATCTAAAACTGTATACACTTTTGATCATGAAGGGAACCCTATTGCTTCTCAACAATTTTTATATGAATTAATCAAGCCACATAAATTAAGAAGCAGCGGGATTACATATCACTTGTCTAAGGGTTTAAGTGAAATTGAGGTTAGAAGAATATCAGGTCATGCAAATGGATCGGAAGCATTCTACAGATATGTTAGACACAGCGACACAGAGTCTTTGAAGAAACAAGAAATTAACCACAAGTTGTTAATAAAATCATAAATATATTTGACGAACGATGGTGCAAATATAAAAAAATGTCTTACCTTCGAGGTAAACAACCACGACATGAAAAATTCACTAATTAAATGGTCAGATTTGACTACGAAAATAGCGAGATCATTCATGATCGAAAAAGGTTTTCTCTTAGAGAGTTCAAACTTTTCATGCTCACACATCACGAAGACATCTGTATGGAGCGAAGAATTAAGGATTGGATATTTGATTGGGAATCAATCTTGTTTCATGCAAGAAAATATTATATAGTAAACTTTTATTTAATAAACATAATCAAAAATAACAATGGGAAAACTGAAAAGAAAACTAAAGAAAACAACAATCGGTAGAGGCATAGAGATAGTGCCATGGGTCGAAAGACTTAATTACTTCAACGACTACTTCAGGGTTGAAGGTTATTCATTAAACACAGAGATTATAGACATGAACGATAGTATTATCGTCATGAAGGGTATTGTTTTAGATCCCGATAGAAATCCTGTCGCTGATGGAGTCGCTCACAAAAGAACTACAGAGCCTTTTTCATTTCAAAAATGTCAATCAGGAGCACTTAACAGAGCCTTATTTATTTTAGGTATTGTGGATAGTGCTGAAGATTCAATTATGGATGAAGATGATGCCAAAGAATTACAACAAGTAAAAGCCCAGGAACAGGCTAGTGTTTATGAAAACATGAAGGCTCACATTCCTGTAGATTATTCTGTTGTTGAGGCAAGACTTTCCGCAAATAAAAATTTACTTACAAGCGATCAGATGAAAGAATTAAAATCTTTGATCAACGCTGAGAAATCAAAAGTGGCTATAAAGCAAGCCAAGAAAAAGTAACATCTTAGGGAGGGTCTAACCAACAACAAACGTAAAAGCACGACTGCTCTTTACTGCCCTCCCTTTTTTTAAATCTAAGAAATGGATAGAGGAGAAACGATAGAAAAAAAATCAAATAGAATCACATTTAGACTTACTCCGAGCGAGGTACAAAGTTTAAATAATGTGTCATCTAAGACTGACTTAAACGTGTCAGAATTAATCAGAACTGCATTAAAACAAACCTATAAGATATGAGCAAAATTCAAAGAATACCAACAGCAAAACTAACCTATGAAGAATGGGTAGAACTAAGAAAAAGTCTAGTATACAAAGGAATGGTCGGAGGATCAGACGCATCTACATTACTTGGATTAAATCCCTGGACATCTAAAATAACAAGATGGAATCAATCTGTAGGTACTGCAAACATTAAGAACATAGATAATGAGATTATGTTTCATGGTCGCTTGTTGGAAGATTATGTTGCTGACCTATGGCAATATTGGACAGGAGATCCAATTGAAATGATAAACAATTATCAATCAAAAACTAAATTAAGAAAATCAATTAGAAGAAATTCCATCTTCATAAATCCAAAGTATCCTTTCTTGTTTGCAAATATTGACAGACAAATTACAAGCCATGATGAACAACATGGGAAAGGTGTATTAGAAATAAAAACAATATCAGGCTATAATGCTGATAAGTGGTCAGGAGGAATACCTCCATATTATATTGCACAGATCCAATTGTACATGCTAGTTTTAGGATATGACTACGGACAGTTTGCTTTCTTAAAAGATGGAAGGCACATGGATGTATTTACAGTAGAGGCAAATCCAAATATTCAAGAAACAATACTTGAAGAGGCTGAGAGATTTTACCTCAGCGTCCAGGAAGCAAGAAACATTATTGATATCAAAGGAGAAACTATCAATATGAATGAAAGATATAGATTGGTTTCTCACCTAGAGCCTGACGTAGAGGATGAATACAAGGTTGATCTTGATCAGTTTTTATCTGAAAAACATAAGGCAATGGTTGACAGAGTAAGGATAGACTCTGATGATGAGTTACTAGGCCTCACTAGAGAATATGTTGAGAATAGAGATAAAGAAAAGGTTGCTAAATCAAGTAAGCAACTAGCAATGCAGCAAATAAAACAAATTCTTATACACAGAGGTGCACAAGAGGTAGACTTTGGTGAAAGTGGTAAGATCGTATGGGGAAAGACCTTCAACGTAAGATTTAAAGAAACTGAAAAAGTAAATTTTTAATATGAAATTAAACGATATAAAAAAAGGTATACTGAACAACCTGGCAGTTAAGAACCGTCACACACTAGAAGTAGATTCAGTAATAGAAGGCAATTCATATTTTGGAGTTTGCATTTTTGTAGGCATATCTAGAATGTTTAATTTTTCTGCACAGGAAATCTCAGATTTTTTATCTGAAGATCTTCATCATGTAAAGTTTATGGAAGACAAATTTCTTACTATACTAGATGATTACTTTAATTCTAAAGAACCAAGTGCAACATCAAAAGCGTTTTCAGTAAAAACAAATTTACTGCTAAATCACATTAGAATAGAACACAGTAAAACAGTTTCTCTAGCAGAAATTATTAAAGAAAAAATTAAATGAATATAGAAGTTTTAGGACAGGTTAAATATATATCAAAACCAAAAGAAGTAAAAGGAGAAGGAACCCATTCGTTCGTTACTGTTTGGGTAAAAACTTTAGAGGATTCATACCTTGCGATTAATTGTTGGGATGAGCACATCGAAAAGACTAAAGATTTTAAGATTAATGGGATAGTTACATTGAACTGTAGGGTAGAGTCCCATAGAAACAAAAAGAACCAGGATTTATTTTATCATAAACTGTTACTTACATGATCAGATCAACAACAATCATATATGATGTTTTAAGGAAACAAGACCTGTCTCCTGTTGGATACATGTTATGTGATCTTATCTATAAGTATACATCACACGATGGTTATTGTGACGTAACACTATCTGATTTAGCAGATCAATTAAATTCTTCTTCTAGAACAATGAGTCGATATATGTCGGAGTTATCAGATAAAAATTTGATTGAAAACATAGGTACGAAGGCACATCCAAAGTATAGGACAACCCCCCTTTGGTTTACAATCGCTGTGTCAGACAATAAAAATGATGATAGTGTTTCTCTTGAGTACCAGGAAGTTTGTGCTGATGTCATCAATTACATCAACGAAAGGTACGGAAATAAGTACGTTCCTAGAACATATGAAAAAAGATTTAAAAGCATCTTATCCAAAAAGTTTAACGGAGAGCCAATTACAGGATCAACCATGGTTAAAGTATTTATGTGGTGTAAAGACAATTGGAGTCAAAAGTATCAGTCCTCAGTTACTCCTGAGGTAATATTTGGAAAGAAATTTATAGAGAAATACCTAATACAATATACAGAGTGGGAGACAATGAGTAAGGTCACCCCCAATAGAAAGAATATAGCAATAATATGACAGACAATTTATCTAAACTGCAAGCACTTGGCATTGATGTCAAAAGTAACACAGGTACTGAACCTCAGAAAACCACTTGTCCAAAGTGTTCTCACACCAGGAGAAAAAATAAGAATGAAAAATGCCTTAGGGTATGGGTAGAAACAGGCACATACTATTGCCACCATTGTGGAGACAATGGATCAGTTGCTGAGTATGTTACAGAATACGAAATGCCTACAGTAAGAGCAGTACCATTATCAGATAAAGTACTCACTTTTTTCAAGGACAGAGGTATAAATGAAAACACTATTGGTTACTATGGAGTGACTGAAGGTGTAGAATATATGCCTCAGGTAGGGGCTGAGAGGGCTGTAATTCAATTCAATTACATTAGGAAGGGTAGAAGGATCAATATTAAATTTAGAGACTCTGAGAAGAACTTTAAATTAAATAAGGGATCTGAAATGATAATGTATGGTTTAGACGTTATTAAAGATTCTTCATGGTGTATTATAACCGAAGGAGAGTTTGACGCTATGGCCTTTTATGAAGCAGGACTACAACAAGACAGGCTTATGTTTGCATGTTCTGTACCTAACGGAGCATCAACAGGGAATCAAAACTTAACGTATCTTGATAACAGCATCGATGAGTTTGAGAATAAAGAAAAGATATATCTTGCCTTAGATAATGATGCACCAGGAATAAAGTTAAGAGATGAGTTATCTAGGAGAATAGGTAAGGATAGAATATGGTTAGTCAATTTTCCTGACGGATGCAAGGATGCTAATGATGTATTGCTAAAGAGAGGTGCACAAGAATTAGTAAACTGTATTGATAATGCAAAGCCCTTCCCACTTGAAGGTGTGAGTAAAGCATCGGATTCCAGGACTGAAATTCATAACCTATATAATTATGGTATGCCTCAAGGTGATACCATAGGCTATGATAATTTTGATAAATTAATGTCTTGGAGGCCATCAGAGTTTACCTTAGTTACAGGAGTTCCTGGTCATGGTAAGTCAAGTTTTGTAGATCAAGTGGTAATAGAACTAGCAAAAAAGGGATGGAAGTTTGGTGTTTTTTCTGCTGAGAAGCAACCAATTAAAGTACACGTTGCAGAACTTATAGAAAAATATGCAGGAAAGAAGTTTGGTAGAGGCGGTGTTGACAGTCTTCAACCTGAAGAGTTAGATCCTGCAATTGATTTTATTAATAAGCACTTCTTTTTCATAAACCTTAAAGACAATGATCTAACAGTAGAAGGAATTTTAAATAAAGGAAAAGAGTTAGTTAAAAAAATGGGTATCAATTGTTTAATAATAGATAATTGGGCTTTTGTTGAGCATAAGATTGAAAGAGGTATGAATGAGCATCAATACACAGGACTTCAGTTATCTAAGATCAAGATATTTAAAGAAGCATATGATTGTGGAGTTATGCTTGTTGCTCACCCTCAGAAACTAAAAAAGGAAAATGGAAAAGTGGAGGTCGCTTCAGGTTATAGCGTAAGTGGATCTTCACATTTCTTTAATAAAGTTGACAATGGTATTACTGTTTACAGAGATTTTGAAAAAGAATTAGTAGAGGTTCATGTATGGAAAGTAAGATGGAGGTTTACAGGTAAAACAGGTATGCAAGAGTTTAAATACAATTTAGATACAACATGTTATTCAGAATATAATAATGGCGAAATTGAAGCAAAGAGTGGGCAATTCCCTACGTTTAAAGGCCAATAAGCAAAACCTGTATAAGGTTGCTTGGAGCAGAAACAATTGGGGAGGTAAAATTGGTAAAAACAAAAAGTTTGATACAGGAGATAACATACTTAGAGTTGCTATGTTAGACGAAGTAGTGCCAAATCGTGAAGATTATTTTATCAGACCAAATGGAACAGGGCCAGATTATTATCTTTTGTATCAAGGGTTTCATGAATCAGTAGAATATTCAGACATCAAGACTTTTGTAGAGAACAAAATGGTATATGTCTATAACGAATTCAATAAATATGGCAAACACTAATAGAACTAAAGGACACAATTATGAAAGGGAATTAGTCAAGGACTTTAAATCCTTAGGTTTCACAGAATGTGTAACATCTAGATACGGATCTAAAATGTTAGATGACAAAGGTATAGATCTTATGAACACAGGAGATTTTGCTGTCCAGGCAAAATGTTACAAAAGAAATCCACAGTACAAAAAAGTACTTGATGATATGGATGTGAAACCAACAGATATACCAATTGTGTTTCATAAAGCACCTGGAGGAAAACAATATTGTATTTTATACAAAGAAGATATGTTAGAATTAATACAAATGCTTGTACAAAACAAGATTATAAACACACCATAAATGGAAGAGATGCCAGTAAAGTATAAGATTAGAATACCCACAGTTGACAGGTTACTCAAAGAGCATAATGAGGATCATGTAAACATTGTTTCAATAGACAATACAAAGGAGGAAATAAAAAAATTAAGAGAGTTAGATGAAACTCTTGCAACGAAAATAGATGATGTAAATAACATTGTCTGTGAAGTCCTGGAATATCTTCAGGCGAGAGGTTTAGACACCTCTGAATATATATAACACTTTAATTATTTATTATGTCAAATTCAGTAGAATTACAAGGACGCATCAAAGAAATCTCTGATGCACAAACCATTCAAACTCAAAAAGGAGAGATTGAAAAAAGAGTATTAACAGTTGAATTAGGAGGGGACACACAGTACCCTGTTGATTATCCTGTAGAAGCAATCGGTGCTAAAGCAAATTTATTTAGTGCTTACAAGCCTGGTGATGAGGTGAAGGTTTCTATTAACTTAAGAAGTTATAGAGATAGAGACAACAACCTTAGAACAGCAAATGCTAATGCATGGAAAATTACTTATGCAGATGGTAATATTCCAAACAGCAACAACACTCATGCTAACCAAGTGGAGGCTGCTGTCAACAAAGATGGACTACCATTTTAATGGATACTAGAGAGAAAATCGAGAGGGTCGGTGCCGAAATCATCGGCCTTCTTATCTCTAAAAATGCAGACTATGGGGATAGTGCTACTAATCCTATAGATGTTTTTGGAGACGGAGATCCTGTGGTTTCTTTGTGTGCTAGAATAGATGATAAACTATCTAGAATAAAGCAAAAAGGTATTTACGATAAAACCGAAGATACTGTCAAAGATCTAACAGGTTACTTGATATTATTGCTAATTGCATTAAAAGATAGGGAGCAACCAAATGAGGAGATGAAAAATAGGAACAGACCCTTTAGAGATCACTCAGGATGGTTTACAAATAATAGTTGGGGGATTTAGGTCTCCTAACTATTTTTTTATTGATGAATACTTTTCAAATCCACGAGATCCGAAATATGCAACATAGATTGTAACTAGAAGGGTTTTTAAAAGTTCTACCCAACTTTCATCAATATCAAACGCTATATCTAATGCATCTAATGTAATGTAAAGAGACGTTACTACAGTTAAATATATTAATGTTAGTGGCCTCGTGTTTTTTGAAAGCCATGAGTCTGATTTCATGTCTGAAGCCCAACGCTTACTAATCTCCTGTAATTCAATTTGATCTAGTTCTAAAAGTTTTAGAGCCTTTTCTTTATCTTCTGGAGGTAGTATTTTAGGATCTTCTTTTTCTATAAGATTTTTTACAATTCCTAATACACCAGAATCAGGTAACATATCACCAACAACATCTACGATTTTAGAACCACTACCTAATAGAAACTTACCAACTTTAGTTTCTTTAAATTTCTTTTTTGGTTTTTTATCACTCATAATATTTACTTTTCTTTACCTTCTAGATATCCTTTTTCGTATTGTAGTTCTTTCTCTATGCCTACTATTCTGTCTTCTAGTTCGTTTATAACCTTTATCTTTTTATCTAACCTTTCATGTATAGTTGTTAACTCTAATTTTAAGGCAGTAAACTGGGCGAATATAGTTCCTGCTGTAAATATAGCAGCCAACAGACCAACCACAATTGACCAATTGTTTGCTAAAAACTTATTTATGTTTACATCCTCCCTAGACATTAGATTATATATTGCCAAATCTTCTTTTAGATTCCCATTGTACTTTTTTACTTTTAGATAAGTAAAGTTTTTTAGAAACTAATTTATTATAATTACTGCGTAAGGCATTTAATTGTGGCCCACTATTACTGCTTGTATCACTCATTGCCTTCCCACCATTTAATGTGTAACATTATAAATATTAAATAAATATTTAACTCATAACAATCGTCTTGTTCATCAGGAGTATAGAATGCCCATCCTAAAAGAGGGCCTATTCTAAATCTTTCTGATATTGCAACTTCGTAACCTAAATTATCGAACATATTTTTTCTGTATTGATTCGTACTCAGACTTAGCATCGAAACTAGGGCAGGCCTTAGAAGAGAAATCTCTATGACCATATACCTCAGCACCTGGATAACTGGCACAAAGATAACCAATAAGATACTCAAGGCTGTCTATTTGTTCATCCGTTCTTGTGTCGCAAGGATTCATTTCTGAATCACAACCTCCGACATATGTTATTCCTATAGAACCTTTATTATGTCCCTTTACATGAGCACCTGTGATAGTGATAGGTCGCCCCTGATTTATAGTGCCATCTAACTGCACGACATAATGATAACCGATTTGTGACCATCCTCTATCTTTATGCCATCGATCTATTTCTTCAACCGAAACCTTTCTAAATTCAGGTGTAGCGGTACAATGAACAATAATCTTGTTTATGTCTCTCATAATTAATCTATTACTGTATTTCTCCAGGATTTTTTATTTTTCAATTTAGATTTAGCCTGAGCAGCAGACCACATTTTAGATATGTTCGTCTTGTGCATGCTTTGAGATCTACCTGAATAAGTAAGTATTTTATCTTCAAGTTTACCTCTTCCTTTCATGTATTTAATAATGAGTTTATTAAACTCTTGACCAGTAGTAACCTGATGTTGATACAGTTCTTCATCTGTAAGAGGTCTCATGTCTCTTCCTATTTTCATAGGTCTATTTTGAATTTTACCAGGATAAGCGTTATACTTATCTAAAAACTGCCATCTAGCATCAGAGCCTCTTAAACCTAACCAATGAGTATAAGGAATTACTGTTTCACCAGGAAAACTTTTAGCCTGTTCACCAAACACATCGACTTTTGGTTGACCTGCTATTTGACTAAGTCCTGCTGCGTATAACAATGCGTTTTTAGCATCTCCTGCACTATATGAATTAGCATCAAATATTTTAGTCACCTGTCTAAATAAATTTAGGTTTTGTGGTAATGGTCTCATTATAGTACCTCCTACAGATCTAATAGATGTTTTACCTATACGCTGTAATGTTTTATTTAAACTAGAATCACTAACCGTATTAGGATCGTATTGAGATCCTCTACCATCTACTTGACCAAATATGGCCTCAGTTAATTCTTTCACAGATGTAAGTACAGATGAATCCATAATTAAGTTTGCTGAATTTGCATAAGCAATAGTTAATCTAGACATCATATCATCAAACACTTCTCCTTTTCCTCCTGTCATCTTGTGAGTTTCCATATAATTACCTATAATGGCCATTGGAATTGCTAAAGGAACTATGTTTCTATAATCCATAACTACACCACCAACTCTAAAAGAATATGGAGGTAGTGAAGCATTCTTCATATCGTTTCTAGTGTACATGTTAGAGTTGTTGTAACCTCCACCACTTACTTCAAAAAACGGTTCCTCATCATCATCTTCATATGCCTTAGCCGCAAGTGCTGCTAGACCTAAAAACGACATTGTACCAAAGTATGCTCTAGACATTTGTTCGTCTCTCATTCTAGATCCTTTTTCACCCAAACCATCCTTAGCAATGTATGCTCTTGCTAAACCTATACCAGGTGTAACATCGATCATATATTCACCAATTGAACCAATAATACTTGTAAAAGGTACAAATGATTTCAGGGCAAGTTTACCACCAAACCCTATACTTTGTGAATTGGATGCTTGTCTAATTTTATCAGCGACCCAAGCAATAGGTTGAGCAAAACCACCTGGTCTATTGTCTATAAACACCTGTGCATTACTAGCCAAGTTAGCGTCTGTAGCAATACCGTTTATTTCAGCCTCTTTCATGGCCTTCATGTATTCTTTAAACTCTTCAATGGTTCCATCGAAACCATCTTTTTCCTTCATCACCTCAAGTTCAGCATCTGATTTGTCAACAAAGTCCTCACTGTATTTTAAAGCAAGTGCTTCGTGCATTAATTCTCTTGCTCTAACAACTTCTATATTACTAAAATCAGTATTAGGATCAGCCTCACGCATTCTGTTCATTAAGGTTTCCATTTCCTTTTGTGCGGTTCTACTAACTTCAGTTGCTAAGTATAACTCTGATGCTCTCTTTCTTAATTGACTTTTAGGAACACCATCTTTTCTTAATTGATCTATCAGATAATTATAATATCTACCTTCATATCCAACTTTACTTATAAATCTATCAGTAGCATTTAACATTCTACCTACATACTTATAGTAATTGTAAGGGTTTGCTTTACCACCTTTAAATTCTGTAGTTTCTAAAACATTGTACTGACCACCATCTGGTGTGCTTTCAGAGTTCTGGTATTTATCTACTCTGGCTCCATTTTTCCAGATATCCATAGCCATATTATAGCCTTGCTGCATACCTTTTTTGTTTGTGCCAGAACCAATCTTTCTTATGAAATCAAAGTAACCACCTGTAAAGATTTTATCTATTCTAGACATTTCCATTAACGGTTGCAAAACAATGTTTGCACTACCTGATGTCACATTTAATACTTGCGTAGACGCACCTGATAAAAGTGCTGCGTATTGCAAACCAAAGAAGGTGTCTTGCCATGTGTAAGAAGGTAATACTGAATCCATATATTTATACATAGATCTCATAGCAACATTAGCAAGTTCACTGTTAGAAGGAGCGTCTTTAATTATAGAGTGTAACTCTTCAATTTTTGAACGCTGTTCTTCTGATAGTGTTGTGCTTTCTAATTTTTGTTTACCTCCAAAAAGCCTATGAATAAAATGACCAAACTTACTTTTATTGTCCATGTCCTCGTTGAACTTCTCCATGGCACGTTCAGTCCTGTCAATTAATGTAGCGGCTGTTTGTGCTGTCCAAGATCTTAATGCGGCAGATGCTTGTCCTGCTTCCGTAGCGTCTTTTGCTAAAACACGTTCTATTTTAGCCATTGTATCAATTACAGAATCTATCTCCGCACCTGAGGCACCCTCCGATCTAAGTTTACTGACTTTTAATCCGTAATGATGTAATGCTGCTTGACGTGCTAACTGTACTCTTGCTAACTCTTTAACGGTGGTATTACTACCTAGTAAATCTTTTATTACTTGTTCGTTTTCAAAACCACCTCTAGAATTTATGTCCTCTAATACTAGTTCCATGGTTTGTTTCATATCCATGGTTTCGTAATAGTTGGGATTTTCGTTTACCCAATCATATACTTCCTGCTTTCCTTCATCGCTGTCCTTAGCATTTTCAATAGATCCTGTTTCAAATCCTCTTTGTCTAAAACCTTCAGACCCCATGAATTTATTAAGCAGCATTCTCGCTTGTTCAGTAGATAGTTCTTTACCATCTACTCTTTGAGAATAAATCTTAATTGCGGGAATAAGTTTAGAAGGCACCATGCCTTGTCCACTCAATGTAGTAAGTAATTGTGTAAGTTGATCAGGTAGTTTTGCCTGATCTATTCTTCTGTGTTCGACTGCTGAAATCGATCCGCCATCATTTGGCGATACAGTTCCAGAGAAGCGGGATCTATCCCCTTCATCTTGTTGTCTTTGTGCATCGACACTTGGACTTCCTTGTTGGGGTTCGACTCTTGTGGCCTTTGATTGGAAGTATTCCTTTGTGCGTGTTTTGCTAGTTCCTTTAAATATGTCTTTTGATCCATTTTCTATATTATTTAAGATTCCGTTGTATTGATTATTGTGAGCAACGAATGTATCTACATAATGGTTGTAAAAGTACAAAACATTTTCGTTATTCTCTAAATTTAATTTAGTTTCATGTGCATTATTACTCCAGTCACTAACTGCTTGCCTTACATTATCATCTGTAATATCCTCTTCGTTTTCAAAAACAAACTCTGGAACAAACTGATACTTAACACCTAATACTTTATTTCCTGCTTCATTAGTTATAAAAGTATAACCAGAAATATCTGTTTTTATTGGCCCTAACTGAACACCTTCTTTGTCTAAATTTTCTCTAGCGAAAGTAGATGCTTCTTCAAAACTCATTGGAGTTCTAAATTGCATTTCAACAGCAGGCCGAGCGTTTGGACGTTTAGCCAATTCTCTCTCCATTGTTTCAGGATCCATTCTCTCATCAATAGGTAATACCTCTGATAAGAATACAGATTCTTGTTCATGTTTCTTTGCAGACTCAATAGCCCTCTTTAAAACAGGAGTCATATCTTGATCCGACTTTACAATCATCTCAGCATCAAAACTTCTTTCAGGATATATTAAATACTGTCCCTGTGTCTCGTTTACTTTTAATGATACCAGGTCACCCTCTCTTAAGTCATTTTGAATAGACTGTCTTTCCTCTTCTATTATTTCTAAGTTATCTTTTGCTTCTAACTCAGGATCTGTATACTGATCTCTTTCTGTACTTAATCCTAAATAATATCTAGTGATATCATTTTTAGCAGCCTCTTCCCTAAAATCAGATTTCTTAGCGGCAGTTCCTTTTGACCATCCTTTCTTTAACCAAAGATCCTTTTCTGCAAACCATAAGTATGCCTGTAGATCATCAGGATCCATATCTAGTTTAGCCGAAGCGTTTTTAATAACCTCTTCCGCTAATTGGTAATCTGAAAAACCTCCTGCCTCAGCAGCATAAACTCTTTCATCTACACCTTGCTCGGCTCTCTCAGCAATTCTATATCTATCGACATTACCATCGTAAACCATTCGTCTTATTGTACGAGCAGCCCATAAATCAATGGTAGGATTTGTTGTTATACCAACAACATTTTCATAAAAGTTATTTGTTTTTGATTGCTGAGTTTGTTGCAACCAAATACCTGCTAACACCTTTGCAGCAGCAGGACTATTAATACCGTATAGTTTTGTAGGATTATCAGTTCTATATAAAGGGTTAGCCTTTGGCCATAGATTTAATAACTTTCTTTTTGTTTCGTTAATATCTTTAGGATCAGGCTTAAGTCTTGATTCGCTATAAGCAGTTTTTCCTTGTTTTTTTAAAGCGTTTACTGCTCTTCCTTTATATTCGTTGAAGAATTGATTTAATTCCTCTTCGTTTTCAAACTGTTCTACTCTATCAATAAACTCTTTATATTCTTCTATGTACTTGTCATAAGCACCCTTTGAATAAGCCTCTAATGCTTGAGTAGCATATTTGTAATTTTGCTGTACATCTGTCTGTCCTGAAGTTGCACCTAACAATCTACCAAAGAAATTAGTTCTACCTCCAAAGAGGTTTCTCATATTTAAATGTAAATCTTTATACCATCCTAAACCTTTAACTACTTCAGGTACATCCTTATTCGCTTCAAATTCATCTACAATTTTATCACCAATCAGATCTATTTTCTCTTCAATTGTTCCCTCAAAGTATTCATTAACTCCGTTAACCAAAGCATAAGACTGACCAGATATTTTAACTTTTAGTTTACCTGATTTTGTTTTAGTGAATTGATATTTACCTTCCTTCATCACAGGAGTAAGTTGTGATAGTGTTGGGTCGTTTTCTAATGTTTCTTTTAACGCATTAAATTCTTTTATTGCTTCACGCTCAGGGTTTTTATATCTCTGTGCGTCAATTGCGTCAACATCAATTGATTCTTTATTTGCATTAGGATCAATACTTGTGGCAGACATTATTTTCTCTGCACTTGAGTTTATAACAGCATCAATACTACTTGTTTTGATATCAAAATCTGCGTCACTAGGTAGGTTTAATGCTTGCTTAATTGCCTGTTTAACTTGATCAATTACTTTTTCAAACTGTGATTGTCTCTTAGGATCTTTAAATATTTTAGCACTTTTTTCACCAATAGCCTGTACTAAAGCCTCGTTTAGTGCTCTATCTCCATAACCGTTAGCAACCGCTTCTTTATGATACTTTGTACCTTTAATTAAGGCCATTGCTTTTTTATGAGCATCTGGATTAACTTCAGCCAACATATCCTCCCATATATGAGCAAACTCATGTATAGGTGTATCAAGCGTAGCAAGTTTAGGGTTTATATAAATTTGATTTGTATTTC